GAATTATTGAAGGAACGAGGAATGACCGCAAAAGAGTTGGCGGCGCGTCTCGGAATGACTGAAACGGGGTTAAGTATTGCAATTGGTGACAACGGAAATCCGCCGTTAAAACGATTGCAAGAAATAGCCGATATTTTGGGTGTTGAAGTGCCGGAACTTTTCGCCGCTTCGAAAGAGGGAGCAATCACGTGCCCGCATTGCGGGAAGTCGATAACCATCAAGGCAGAATAACCTCAACGATACCTACCCATGGAACTACAACCTATCCAAAGCAAGATTTACGAAATACGGGGCCAGCGGGTGATGCTGGACCGTGATTTGGCGGAATTGTACCAAGTAACAACAAGCGCTCTCAATCAAGCGGTAAAGCGTAATATCGAACGCTTTCCGCCCGATTTCATGTTTCAACTGACAGATGCCGAAACTGAAAATTGGAAATCACAAATTGTGATAACCAATTCCATCACGATGGGTTTACGCCGCAACCCCTATGCGTTTACCGAGCAAGGCGTTTCTATGTTATCGGCTGTTTTGAAAAGCTCCGTTGCCATACAAGTAAGTATCGCTATTATGCGTGCTTTCGTAGCGATGCGGAACTACATCACGACCACGACGACAGTAACGGCCGAGTTGGCCGAAATTCGGGCGAAACTGGCGTTACTGGAGCGGGTGGACGCCGACAATGCCGAGGCGGTCAGCGATCTGTCGGAAGATATGCGCAAGGAGCTTGATAATATCTACAACGCTATTGCGGCGTTGTCGGTCAAGATACCGCAGGCACGCAATCCCGCCCGCAAAATTGGATTCCAACAAGCGGAGCAAAAGGCGGAAGAGTAGCAACGTACCCGACGAACACAATCACCTGCCCGAAGTGCGGGACGGTGCTGGAGGTAAAAGAAAAGGAATAAATAAAACTACATTCCTATGACACAAAAGCAGGCCATACAGTTGTTCGAGGACCGCAAGGTGCGCACCGTTTGGGACGAGCGGACGGAGACGTGGTATTTTTCCGTTCTCGACGTGATCTCCGCTCTGACGGACACCGTGAATCCGACCGATTATTTCAAGAAGATGCGCAAGCGGGATGAAGCGCTCGCCTCGTTCGTGGGGACAAATTGTCCCCAGATAGCCATGAGGTCAGAAACGGGAGTGATGCGCAAGACGCTGGCCGGAGATGTGAAAACCGTCCTGCGGATTATCCAGTCGATTCCGTCACAGAAAGCCGAGCCTTTCAAGCAATGGATGGCGCAGGTGGCAAGCGACCGCCTCGACCAAATGCAAGACCCTGAGTTATCTATTGAGCAGGCCGTAGCCGATTATAAACGCCTTGGATATTCGGATACATGGATTAACCAACGCTTGAAAAGTATCGAAGTCCGTAAACTTCTCACTGACGAGTGGAAACGCGGGGGCGTTGATGGAACGCAATATGCCACCCTTACGGACATTATCACGAAGGAGTGGGCCGGACGTACCACGAAAGCCTACAAACGTTACAAGGGGTTGAAAAAGGAGAACCTGCGGGATAATATGACCAATGTCGAACTGCTGTTGAACTCATTGGCCGAGGCCTCTGCTACCGAACTTTCCCGAAACGAAAATCCAATAGGTTTCAAGGCCAACGCCAACGTCGCCAAACGGGGCGGTACAGTAGCTAAAGTTGCCCGACAACAACTCGAAAGCCAACTCGGACACTCTGTCGTATCACCCCTCAACGCTCGGCAATACCTCGGAACGTTGCCCGACAATCCGCCACCCGAAACAGCGCACCTTACTTCAGCGGTAAAATCGACGAAACCGATTACATGCGACACCTCAAACGAGGAGGAATAAATAGTTCTCAACTTAAAAACACAAATGAAACTAAAGTAATAAACGCATCGAATTCGATGCGTTTTAGAATATGAAATGTAATATGGAACCGTCTCTGAATATTCGATCATTTCGAATAGGCAATTTAGTGTATAACCCCCATCTTGAGCGAATTGGGTATATTGCAGAAATTACGCGTGCAGACATGACGTTATTTCATGGTGAGATGCTAATTAAGGAAGCCGGATTTTATCATGAGATTTTAGATAAAGTAGTATTAGGAGATGTTAGGCCTATACGTTTGACTCCAACGTTATTGGAAAAATGCGGCTTTGAGAAAGAATTTAGCGACTGTTACCAACGATTTGACTACTATATCATCCCCCGTGTGATATGTTTATCTCCTAAAAAAGAAGGGTTCTGTTGGCAGGTGGAAGACGAAATCGACGATTGCAATGTGGATGTGCCCATAAAGTATCTGCACCAGCTCCAGAATATATATTTTACATTGACCGGAACGGAGCTGAATGTAGAAAAGATATATGATGCGAGAATGTAAAAAGCCGAGTTCCCTCGGCTTTCTGTTTATCATTTCAAACCGACCGAATCAAAAATAGGGTACGGTTCGATATGTCATTTTCTCGGTTCATGATTGAGGCGGGATTGTGAGTTGATTATCTTTTTTAGTCGGTCTCGACCGCAATACCTCCAATATCACTCGGTCACCGTCGAGAACCAGCATCCCGTGTCGGCGGGGATCACCACCTTTGGTGCGGTGCTCGGCCTCGCATTCGGTGCGGATCCGGACACAACGGAAACCTGCGGCCTCGAAAGCCGATCCGATTAACGATAGGTCGCTGCGCTTGGGGACGCAGTACATGGGTTTAATTGCCGCTTTGATGCGGCCCATGCGTTCGATGCGCTTTTTCATTTTGATTTAGCAATAAAAAACTGCGTTACGAGTTGCTCGGCTCAAAATGCAAGCCGTCGGGCGTTTCCGCTACCGAACTCGACGCAGTTAAATTTAACTGTATGTATAGATACAAAATACCCAATATGGTTGGATATGTTTGCATCGCATTTTGATTTAGCAATGCAAATATAATGATTTTGTAGGGAATAACAAAGGCGAGATTTATTCTCGCCTTTGTTTTGAAACATATATCCTATCTGATTACTTTTTTTGAAGTTTTATTTCCAGTGTTATATTATCTCCTGCTACACCCATAGACACTTCGGCAATTCCGTTTGAGATAGAATGTACTTTGTATCTGTATAATTCTTCCCCGTCTATATAAGTATATATCATATCCCCTTCAGCTTTGTATGTTCCTGAACCGTTGCCAAAATACCCGCTTCCCGAATATGTACCATTTTCATAAAATACAACAGAGAATGCAAGATTTGTGTGTGGCGGTTGGGTTATATCTATCCATTCGCCGTTACTTTGTATGGCAATTCCCTGCCATGTGCCATAAAGATTCTCAATGTCGAACTTGAACGATTCTTGCTCATCCTTTTCGCACCCCATAAAAGTAACTGCACAAATAACAGCCATCAAAAGTAAAAATTTTTTCATAACATAAATTGTATTGGTTAGATGCTGCAAAGTTACAAAATTCCCCCCCCCGCAAAATAATGAGCCTATTTTTTTGAAGTTGTGCCGAAAGTTCCGAGGTTTGTAAAAACGCTGAAGCTATGATTTGGATTTATATTTTGCTATTCGTGATTATTGCGTTGATTGTGTATTTGATCTATCTTGTTCGTTTTTGGGGCAGAACTAATATTGAATTGACAGGTGATACTTATACTGGATTAAACAATGTTCTGTGTAGAATATTGAATCAAGACAGATTAAAAAAGTAATTTACTGATTTTTTGCATTGCAATCCAAGTCCATTCAAAAATAGTGTGTCCCCAAAATTGAGAGGCGCAAATAGATATGATAGCTAATGCAATAGCCCAATGCGCTTCGCGCCTACTTATTTTTAAATTGCGAAGTTCTAAATTATCCCGTTCTTCTTGTTTGCGTTGTTCGTTATAGATGACTGCACATCCTCCCTGGTCTTTACACACTGATAAATTAGCCGCAGCTTTTAACCATATTCCACCCCCTTTTATTTCAATGACCATATGATCTTCAAGAACGCGCAGTATTCGCATCCGTTGTTCTTCATTTGGGATTAATGTTTTAACGGCATCCATATTAAAATAGGCCGGATTTCTTGATAATTCATTTAGAAAAACGTCGGCAATGTTAATGTCTCCTTTTTGTAGTTTGGCTATCATAAGGTTCATTGAATAGTAATTCAATCTGAAATTTGCATCGGCTCCTATTTTTTAACTCTTCTTTGAATGCTTATTATCAGGTGTCTGAATTACAATATATTTTTGTAATTCATTGATATACATTATTTTAGCTCCAATTTTATGGGGGGGGGATTTTTGACCCCTAGATCTGTCGGAGCAGCCGGAAAGCCTGTAGAAACGCCTGAAATCGACGCAAACAGCCTATCGTAACGAACATTAAGGTCTTCCATCAGTTTATCGGCGACCTTTATATCTTCTTTCCGCAGTAAGGTTTCCAGATGCAATATGCTGTTTAGTTAGTTCCACGTTCTATTTTCGGCGGGCCGGGCCTCTCCCGCCGGATTTGGGGCTTCCTTTATTTCAGATAAAATTTAACGGTTGATATGAGTTGGTCCGATAGTTTGTAAATGTCAGTAAGTGCTGTAATTAAATGTTTTGTTCCTTGAATTGCATAGACTGCGGCACCAACATCGAGCTGTTCAGGGCGCTGGCGGCGATGAACAACGAGAACGATCAGGAGCAATGGTACTCATATACGGAATATCCGACTAATGAGAGTAAAAATGGGGTTAGACGGCTTATTTTTAACGAACATACGCGATTCGATTCTTTTGTAGATGTACCATCAGGTTATTACCGCAAGGCTACAGTCGAGGAGATCGTCGAATATTTCAAAAACAATGAGAAATGAAAACAATTGAGGAAAGAATACAAGAATATGTGGCCAATGCCTGGGTCGAACTTGATCAATTCAATGAAGACCATGTAACTTTTGAAAATATCGTTACATCCGCCTGTGTTGTTGGCGCTAATTTCGAATATGAGGAATTGACCCGCTGGCGTGATCCGAAAGAGGAGCTGCCGCAAAATGGACAACTCGTGTTGTGTAAAACCTCTGATAAGAAACTTCCATTTGTCACTGTTAAATATGACCGTTCTGAATGGTGGATATATGTGTATCCCGGATGGGCTGGTATTGGTCATAAGATTATCGGCTGGCGGCCGATTCACGAAAATGAGTAAGATGCTTTGTGCATTTTAACTAACCAAGTAACTAACCAAGAATATCTATGAACACGAAACTCAAATCAGACTACGAAAAAGCCTGCAACGCCTATTTGCAGGCTTTTTGCGAGAAACACGGCTATGATTATGAGGATGCTACGCGGAGCTGGGTCGGCGGCGATGTCGGCGGGATCACCGAATGCGCGGACTATATAGTTGGGATGGATGACATCATCACCGACATAGACCGGGACGCTCCGGAAGATGAGTTTGTAAAGTATTACGATTACTGTCTGCGGGTGGGGAGTATCGCCTGCGGCAAAATTAGTACGCCCAATTACAGCAGCTGGCTCTCGGGGTGTCCACGCATGAGTGAAGAACAGATCACCCGGCTGGAGGAGTTGCAGAGGGACATACGCAAGGCGGAAAGAGAGCTGGAAGAACAAATAAGGAAAGAGAAGTTTTAACCGGGAGAGGCAAAATCGCTCCCTTTTTTATTCATATGGCAGTAGATACATCTAAAAACGGTACAGTAGATCGTGCTAAACTTCTGGCAATAGAAAATAAATGTACGAGAATAATTCGAATTGCGGGGGTAACGTTTTATGTTGCTCCGGATAAGGATACACCAGAACACCGGAGGCACTTAATCCGCGTTTTGGAGAGTTGCGGTCGGCGATATACTCAAAAAGCAGGTAGCTATGAATCGGAGATTTGAGGTGAGAATCGACATTCCGAATAGTTGTGAATTGATTGGATGCAGATCGGACGGAAACATGGCAATTATTGTTTTCGAAGATTGCAGCGGCCCAGAGATCCGGCCAATCGGTTTTTGTCGGGAACATTCCGGAGAAGTACCGGACGCCTTCGAAGATGAATAAAAAAGAGGCAATTCCGAAGAATCACCCCTCACACCGATACAAATATAATGATTTATTCGGAATTTGCAAATGGGACGATATAGGAAAAACGAACGCAGAGGCGGGGCACGTGACGATTCCGAAATATACATCAGTTATTCACGGAATCGATTGCTCGAAATGATTATCTGCCGGGAAGCAAGGATGGGCGTGAGTTATCGCCATGATTTCGTCTGTCGATTCAAGGCACACAAATCCTTGCCGTTTTTATGGCGGAAATTCAAAAGGAATATTAGAGAACACATTGACGGATGGCAGCAGGAGCTGCCTTTATTTTGATGAATTTGCGGAAAGGGAGAGGATAATAACCGTGCAATTCGGAATATATGATGTAGAATTACATCCGTTCATCCTATTGCATAATTGCAATTAGACGATAAAAGTGTTCTTTTGATTCATTCTGTTAATGTCGTTTCAAGCATTGAACTCTATTGGGCGGGAGCCGGACGTGAAGCTACTTTATAACGTATCTTTCGGGGCACACGAAGGAAGTGCGCCTTTCGCACGTTGTCGGGACATTGACGAAGATATAAAAGCCGATCTTATCCAGCTATTATATCGATTCTATCAATTCGCAGATTACGGCTACATAAATAGGGTAGCAGCATTCGCTGATCTCCAACAATGACATCAGATATTTAGTTTGTTCGTCCATAACCGTCGCATTTACCTTTGCAACAAATAAATTGGTGAATATCTTTCCAAAGCATTGTATTTATCTGTCCTGTCAGATAGGCTACTTCTTCGCCTTGCATCGGCATTGCGGATGCTACGGCGATGTCGTCGCACAGGTGCCGCAGTTCATGCTCGAAAGAGTTCAGGAATTGTGCCTGGGATGACGCCAATCCTACGACTACGACAGACCTTCGCCGGGTCTTGTTGGAATAGGTGAATCCCGAATCCATATCGGCCTTTTCCAAATTTTCCCGTACTCGCTCCATAATTGGCCTGGGACACTCTATCTGTTCCAAAGAAAAAAGGATAGAGCGCGTGTGATAGCCATGTACGGCGAAGTAAAACCGCACATGCCAATCATAGTTCTCTATCCTCAGATCCCGCAGCTTCATGTCGTTGAATACACTTTTTGAATCCTCACATACGGTCTTTCGAGCCGCGTTCTGGATTTGATTCTGTTACAGGACATCTTCCCACGGAACATTTGTTCCCGACCCTATCAGATCGGCGAAATATCGTGTGAAGGGCAGCCCGGGATAGGCGTCTTCATCGTCGATGAAATCCTTGACGAACAGGGCCAGGTGTTGTTCATCGGCAATGGATGATCCCCAGTAATCGGCCCGGGCCATATTCGCGACATATACACAGTCGTAGCCGTTGTCGTGCTTGAGCTCGATACCGTTCGTCTTGAGCAATTTGTCGATCTGCTCTTTGGTGATGGGTTCTATTTTCTTCCCGTCGCGGTCCTTCATGCGTCTGACGGCAAATTCACACATTTTCTTCGAAAAGGACCATCCGTTTTTTTCGAGGTATGCGCGAATATCTGCCGGCATGGAGTCCCTTGCGTCCAATCTTTCTCTGTCCATAGGTTTCGCTGTTAAAGAGAGGGGATTTCTCCCCTCTCCGGATTCGTTTTACCGGCGGAATCTGGAGTAGGGTCCGGTTCCCCGGACACCTCTTCGTTCGCCATATCCGTCGCTGCCGTATTCTCCGCCACGCTCACCGTAGCCGTCGGGCATGTAGCCTCCCGTGTGACGCTCCCCGTAGCCGTCGCGCATTTCGCGTTTGGCATCCTCGTAGCCACACTCGTAGGCTTCGCGCATCTTGCGTTCGATTTCTTCACGCTCGCCGTACCCGTCACCGCGGTACCGGCCTTCGATTTCCCACATTCTCATGATTTGCTTGTTTTAGCAGACATTTGCGATTTAAGAAAGGCGTCCAGCGATGACTTCATGGAGGCGAACTCCGTTTGCATCTGACGAAGTTGTCCCACCTCTGCCCGCAGCTCCTGGAGCTCCTTGTCGCGTTGCGCCTGACCCGCGTACGCGGGATTCACTTCGCGCATGATCTGATCGAAAACTTCCAGATTGGCCTTGTGTTTTTCGTAGGAATCCACAACGGACTGGCTCTGCTGCTTTGCCGCATTGATGGCGTCTATGAGCCGTTCGCGGGATGTCGTGACCGTGAGTCCGTCCTTTGTCACCATATCGGCATTTACCGGGACGACCCATTTCTGGTCCCCTACCGGGAAGCTGACGGAAGGCTGCGCCGGGGGAAAGTTCCCGGGAGCGGGGAAATAGGGCTGTGGCGCCTCTTCAAGCGTCGCCATGTAGTATTTGGGAGTTCCGCGCATATCGAGTACATATACCGGAGCGCCTTTGGTTAAATTCGCAAACATCTTCGGTTAATTGTTTTTTGAAAGCTCCGGAGGGGCGGTTTCCCCTCCTGAAGCCTTCGGTTTATTATTGGTTAAACGGCCCCTGTCATCAGTTGCAGGGTGTCGGTCTGTTTGTCGTAGAAGAGCTGGAATACACCCGTCCCCGGAATATCGGACACGGTGACATTGGCTCCGTTGTACGTGGTCACATTCTTGGTCACGCCGTTGGTTTCGAACAACACGGGAAGCGTGCCTGTCGTGCCTGCGGGTATTGCCTGCGACAGCTCGACCAGGACTATCCCCCTGTACCAGGAATTGGCAAAGGCGTGGTTTTGGAATGAGAACACGACATCGGCGGCATTGACCGTCACACCCGTAGTTTTGATGACCGGGATACCTCTGCGATTGACATACTGAAATGGGAATACTGCCATAGCATACCTCCTTTCCGTATTAACCCCAGAATCCGCCGTTGCCGCCGAGTCCGAACGCGGCACCGAAGCCCAGCCCGTATTGGGAGGCTACGCGGGCGGGCATCGCGTACACCTGCGGATTGGGAACCACGGTCGTAGGCGGCAGGCCGCACTCGATCTTTGCCAGCCGGTTGCTCAGATCGCCGATCGCAGCGTTGATGGGCGCTACGGCCTGGGCCTGCGACTGCATGATCGTCGCCGTCTGATGTTCTTGGGAGAGCTGCCCGGCCAATGCCGCGCTCTTGGCACGCTCGGCGTCGAGTTTGTTCTGCATCTCACGCATCTCGAGGGCACAGAAACGGTCGTTGATGACCTGCGTCTGGGCATCGATCTTCGAGCCGAGGGCATTGAACTGCGTGTTGGCGTTGCTCGTCAGGGTGTTGGTCTGATTGAGCGTTGCGAGCTGGCTTTCGTAGCCCTGGCGCTCGATGGCGGTGCGGACATCGCAGCAGCAGGAGGCCATCTGCGAAAGCACCTGTGCGTTGCCGGACTGCACGGCATTGATGATCTGCTGCGCCGAGAGGCCCGACTGTGCCTGGATGTTGCACAGAGCGGTCTGAATCTGCTGTACGGAACAGTTGAGCGAAGATGCGAGCTGGTTGATGGCGGTGCCGTTTCCCTGAATGGCATTCATCAGCAGCTGACGCCCTGCGTCGCCGTTCAGCTCGGCGGGAAGATTCGAGAGTCCGTTTCCGCGACCGCCGAAGCCACCCCATCCGTTGCCGCCCCAGAGAGCCCAGAGCAGGATCATCCACATCCACTCCCAGCCGTAGCCATTGCCGTAGCCGTTATTGCGGTTGTTTCCGTTCATCAACGCGGCCACGAGGTTGCCGTCCATTGCGCCACCGTTGTCGAACACTAAAGTTTTTTCGTTCATTGTTTTAGACTTTTACATTGTTGCGTCCGTTCGGCGGACGCTGCCGTTGAGCTCACAATGCAAAAATCGACATGAACGATGGGAGAATCAATCGTATCAGTCGCAGGTGGGACGGAGTTTGGACGCAATACGGACGAGGAGCATTTCGAACATTTTACCGCTTTGTTTGCGACGAAGATCGAATTGGGAAATCATCTTCTCTATGGGCCGTCGTGAGAAGTTCATCAGCGAGGATATGACCGGGGCGTGAAATCCCTGCCTCCAGAGGAAATAGACCAGTAAATACCTGGCATCCACGATCTCGGCGTTTTTGGCTTTGGATAGTATTCGCTCTTCCGAAATCTCCGTTTCTTGCGATACCGTGCCGAGAATTTGTCGGTAAAGTTCAGATTTGCACATATAGGATATTTCTCTTACCTTTGTTCACTCTCTTACCAAATAAAAATAAGTGCCAACACACTTGCAAAGGCTTTACAGCCCCTGTCGTGGTGTGTTGGCACCTCTATTATTAGCGGAAGGTAAGAGAGACGCTAATAAAGGCAGGGGCTTTTTTTACGCCCACCCCTGACGGGCGAAAGCTGTTAGAACAGATACTTTTTCAATGTCGGCCAAAGCAGGTAGAAGTAGATTGCCCCGACGGGAATCAACCCGGTTGCGAACAAGTTGCTGCTTTCGACCTGGCAATAGTAGAGTGTTCCTATCCCACCCACAATACAAACGAATGAGAAGAAGGCAAGGAAAAGCAGTCCGATTTTTTTAATTGTTTCCATAATTATAATTCGTTAAAAAGTTATTTCCGCCATAAATCCATACTTATGCTTCCTTGAACATAGGGGCCGTTATCGCGTGGGTCCCAGCCGAGGGATGCCGTGATATTGAACCTTCCGATGTTTCTGTGAAGTTGCCCTCCGATCCATACGCCACCCGTGCGATTAACGTAATAGACGCCTGCGGCAGGCCCGAGTTGCCATCGGTAGGGCGTTCGGATTATTTTCTGCTGCGTGATAGTACGTCCGTATGTTTCGATGTGTTCAAGGGTAGGGTGGCAGTCGCCCAGGGCTATTCCGCTCACTATGGCGAAGTAGCTGCTGTCGCGATATTCCCGGCGTTCGAATGGCAGCTGTACCGGCACACTGTCCCGGTTGGGATTTATTGTTACGGTGGTAAAGGTGGTATCCGCTGGGGCGAACAACCATTTCGGCACCTCTACCGAAATAGCCGAGGACAGTATTTTATGCGGTTGCGGTCTTTCGAAGTAGGCCGTATCGATTCGAGTATGCTCGATGATACGGACATCGACGGATCGCCTGCCGAGCCACCATCCGACAAAGAACAAGCCGGTCAGAAGGAGAATCAGGATTATTTTCCGCAGTACCATAATGAGTACGAGCTATCAACCGTTGATGAACAGATCCCAGCCGGCCATCACGTCCGTCATGCAGGCATCAACGCCATTTTCTACGCGCGACATAGCTGCGACTATCGGGATCATCACATCGCGGTTGGTTGCCGTGATCCATCCGTTTTCCGGGACGCCGGACAATTCGGATACCGTACGGATATATGCATCCGTGTCGTTCTCGCTCGGGGGTGCCCAGCGTGAAATCATCTTCCGAATGGTGTCGAGCCCGTATTTTCGGCTGTAAGTGTTCAGGCATTTGAACATCGCGCGGTATCCCCACGCCATAGATTCGAACTGCTTGAATGCAGCGTCGCGGGAAGGTTCCACCTCTCCCTTCCAATGGGTTCCATCCTTGCGGATATTCCCGGGATTGTTGTTACGAAGTCCTCTGGTCATTTTTTTGTGCTGTTTAATATGTTTTCTACATCTTCAGGATTTACATTGAGTTTGCGGGCTATTTCTCCGGTCAATGCTTTTCGAAACAGACGTAAGAATGGAAAGTTCGGATTGATGATTAAAGCGTTGCCACAGCTCGACCATGCTTCTGCCAGGCAAATGGCAGAACCCAGGATCACGGTCGTAATCTTCGTTTCGATACCTCCTGTCGTAACGAATTTATCGATGAAAACGAATACTACGATCAGATTGAAGTAAACTGCCAGCTTGAATATCGTAGCCCGCAGGAGTTCTGACAGGATAAATTCTCCGCGCTTTCGAGCAACGCATATTCCAAACAAAGCGTCGAAGGCTACGGCAATAAGCACCCCATAAAGTACGAGCTGGTACCCAGCGAAGAAATTCACGATGACGATCAATAGTCCTATAAGCCATCCTTGCACGGTCATAAGCGCTTCGGACAGCTTTGTAGCAATACCTTCCAACACCTTTTTCGTTTTATTAAATATTTTGTCCATAATTATTATATCTCGGTCCAGCCACCTGTTCCGCTGTTGGTCTTATATACTTTCCCGTTTTTGATGCGTAACCCTCCATTTCCGATCCTGACTTCGAAAATATCTCCCGTGAATACCGCATAGTTGCTCGATCCTTTCACAACGGCTACTCCGTTGGGAGCGATCAGGTTCTTGCGGATGTCTTTCACGAAGTTGAATTGGGCGGCATTCATCGTTGCAGAGGCCGTAAGTTTTCCGGCTGCCGATGCTTCGACCGTAATCCGGATGTAGTACTTCTGGGCTGCTCCAGTGAAAAGATATGAAATCGTCTCGTCGATATTCAAATTCGTGTTGTGGGCTTCAGCCGTGCTGTTTCGTTACAGGGGATCGGCTTTCCCCGTCAAAGCGTTTACCACCTCGATCTTTACGCCCCCGCCACCTCCTTCGGCATTGCCTGTGATGCGGGCTGTAATCCGGGCTGACATCTGTACTCTCTGCCCACAGGTAAACGGCGGACTTGACTCGTAAACATTTCGGACAAAAGGATTGCTTTGTCCCGTAGCCAGTGCGCTCACTTCTTTCGTTTCTATGACACCCGGTACACTCACAGCACCCAGAACCTGCGATATGGACGTAATTCTGTATGGGGTGAGTATGATTTTATCTCCGCTTGCGGCCGCATCGCTCACCTCTACGGAATCGTTTTTGACCTGCAGGATTCCGACGGTTCCTTTGGTTGCGTGTACTTCCCCGTCGGCGTGTACTCTGAACACGGCTTTTTTCCGGTTTGTGTAGTCGGCTCCCGACCAGAAGGGCACATCGTCTTCCTGCAAGCCGCTCACGCCGGCCGTCACGTCGCCTTCAGCATTTTTCAGCAACATCACATTGGTCATTATCAGACCGCCTTTCACCTCGGTACTTCCGTCTTCCATAGCCTGCTTGAGGTACTCTGTCGATTTGATGGATTCGTCTATCGCGTCGTCGATCAAGTCCGACATGTTGCCGCTTATTTCATAATAATCGGAGAATACTTTTCTGAACTCGGTGCCGGTTATCTCGGATGTCGTACTCATATCGGCCAGCAGGGGCGTGAGATAATCTTCGAGTGCCTGGAAATAGACCGTAAATGAATCCGTGGGGACATCATACTTTTCGGCATTCGCCATGATGCTCCAGTATTCGCCTTGAATCCGCACCCATTCATTAGCCACCTGCTGTTTGTCGGATGGCGTCAGGCTCGAATCCGAGGCAATGTAGTCCACATCCAGCTTCACCTGCTCGATCTGCGCCTGCACATCCTCTTCGGCCGTGATGTATCCCGTGGGGGCCTTGTTGCCTTCCGTGAGCTGGATGTCGTAAATGTAAATCGGTCGCCAATAATCGACGTAAAGTACGATTTTTAACAAGGACTTTCCGGATTTGGTCGTATAAACGGCTTCATACACATCAGAATATGGAGCAGATGGCGGGCGTGATATAACGTCGTATCCGTCTTCATAAACGGCACAGAACACGCAGCCGGTCTTGGTTTCCGGCAGTTTGATGCGTGCCTTGAAGACATAGGACATGCCGGCCTTGTAGGCGATCTTACCCCCGAAGCAATCCGTCCAGTTTACGATCTGGCTCGTAGCCGCAATAGCTACCCCTGCATTGCTCGCTTTGTTGGCATCGATCTTCATGTAGGCTCCGTCTGCGTCCGATCCCGAGGTCACCACATCCGAAACACCCTCTTTGGCGCTGTTCCACGCATAGAGGAATTGTCGGGCTATATAGTTGCGGGCGCCGAACTGAAGATTAGCAATCTCGTCTTTGGCTTCGTTGGCTGCCGTATCATCGGTGTATTTGGATGCTTTGTCCCAATCCGAGCTTTCGAAATTGCCCGTTGCACGGGATTCGATACAGCGCATGATGTCGCCACCTTCGCCCTGCGTCCAGATGTCACCCACATCGTAGGGTGTAGTCGGTGTTACGACGAATACACGACGTTTGGCATCGGCCGTGTCCTGCGCCCGCGCCGCCTCTTGCAGGGCCTTTACCGCATCGCTGTCGGCGATCGGCGTCCATTTATAGGTTCCGTCCTCTTCTTTTACCCACCGCCACGATTTGCCCGCATCGGGGTTCGTCGTCTCGTCGCTCGATATGGTGAAGTGAATCTGCGGGTATTCCGCCGGAGTGATTTTGGCATTATCGGTTTTGCGGATGACAAAAGCCATGTAGGGATTGTCGCTTCCGACAGTATAGCTCTGGCTCCATACGTAACTTGCTATAACCGCTCCGGATGACGCTATCGGATTGTAACCCATCGTATAGCCTTCGCCCACCGACAGTACGGCGCCTTTGGGTATTCCTCCGACCGGAGTTTTGAGCCGGATGCGGGTGCTGTCGGCGATTTTGATCTGATCCCAGGTCTTAATGCCGTCGATATAGGATGCACCGATGCTGCCCTGCTCCCAGCAGCCTGCGTCCGTCGGGTCGAAATTCGCGGGCAGCGTATTGGTGAACGTGTCGCCGATATGGTTTTCCTGCTCGCCGTCCGCTATCCATGTTTGGGCCGGTTCATTGTAAAGCGAGGGAGTATAGGGATAGAACCAGTTTTCCACGACACCGTCCAGCCGTTTGTTGATCTCGGACAATTCGCCGGGCAGCGTGTTATCGATGTAATCTTTGGCTTGCTGAGCTTTGCGATCGGCGGAATTGGCAGTGGCCTGGGCTTCGGTGGCCGTCTGATCGATCTGTTCGATGTCGAACTCCTTCTGGAACTGTCCCGTCGCGGGGTCGTAGAGCTTGCCTTGCTTCCAGCCTGCCTCCGGGGTGAAGGCCACGCCGACGCCGTTGTCGCCTACCAGCCGGAACAGCTTGCTCCGGGTGTCCAGCAGCGCCTTCTTGTCCAGGCTGCTGATCATACCTTGCAGATAGATATTATCCAGATAGGCCGAATAGCCCGACATCTGGATCCCGAAGACGGAGAGGTTCGTAAGGTCGCCGAACTGCGCGGCGATATTCTCGGCCGTAAACTCCCAGTCGCTGACATTGCGGAGATAACGCTGGTAGGTGCGCGTCGAGTAGCGCGAGCTCTGCCGGGCGGGATTCGTGAACGATCCGTAGGCTACGAAGGTCATCGATTCCATCGGATCGATCTGCTTGGTAAAGGTGGCCGACAGGGGGCGCAGCCCGTAGCGGAACTGCTCGTTGCGGTCGCCCAGGACCTCCGTGATACGGAAATAGACCGTTGCGAAGCCTGAGAAAGAGAAGTTGCCCCGGCCGTCGTCGGAATCTGCCGTCGCATTGTTCGACGGGTCGAAGTCGTGGAAGATACCCATGCAGATATCCCCGACCGCTACGGCGCCGATCTCGCCCTCTTCGAGTTTGAGCGTTACGAGCTTCTGCTCCTTGTCCACGCTCTCGATCACCCCGGCGCCCGGAGCGCTCCAGTCGTCCCCGACGCTGATGCCCACGCGGTTGTACCGAAGCTCCGGAACCTCCAGAAAACGGCGGATGAAGAGGCTCTCCAGCTCGCCGGCGCCTTTTTCATTTATAAACCCGCCCACTCCGGTAATACCGGAGGCATATGATGGTCCAAATTGTGCCCCTGCGTTGAAAGTCATTCTACCCTTGAACGTATCGGGTGCCTGCTTGTTGGCAAACTCCCATATTGCCCTTCGTGCAGAATAAGCATTTGTATCGGTCGGAAAAGTATTATCGTATCGGGTGATTAGATATATAGCCGCTCCATTCTCCGCAATGCCTATACGTTGGGAATAGAGCGATGCTTTCACGTCCGATTCAATACTGCCCAGGCGGGAATAAGGTGTATTGTCGCCTACCGTATAGGTTGCGATGTACTCGTTGTATAGTTTTTTTTCATAACCTTGAATCCGGGAAAGACGACCGTCTATACCGAATTGAGGACCCATTAATCGTACAGCCTGTCCTGCTTCGTAGTTTTTTTCGTTGTGTGTACAATACACGGGATTCGTTTCACAGTCATAGACTGTCGTGTCGCTGCTATGTTTGGCAGCATAGGAAGTGCCGGCATTAAGAAGTTCTTGTTCTGCTTCGTCTATGCGTTGCTGGGGGAGTTTGACGCCTGTGAGTACGAAAGTGTCAGGCCCTCGGTCATCATCTTTTCCACGAGGACGCATGTTTTCATTCGGTATAATCTGCTGACTTTCGCCGGACGTTTCGACTTGGGCGATGATTTCAAATTTCTTGTTGAATCCGTCTTCGGGTTTCCAGGTCGCGGGGTCGATATTGTCGCCATTGTCGTCGATAAGGGCGAGTTCGAAATCCCAGCCGATCAAATCGCCGCTCGTAAAATGTGCCCCCAGCGTTTCTCCTTCGATTACGTCTGAAGGTAGAAATGGCGTGTCGTTGCATACCATGACGTATGCCTTGTCGGTCTGCCCTTCAATGATTGTCCGATCGATAGTTTCTACCGAAGTGACGGTTTCCGTGTTCTTCGGGTAGATGTCGTCGAAAAACACTACGACTTCCTTGATTTCGTTTTTTGTAAGTCCGGGACGTGCGTCTATGTATTGCTGCCCATCCGGAAGCCGTAACCGGACTTCGGAAACGTGGTTCGTTACGCCGCCCTGTTCGGATTGTCCGTATTCTTTCGTCAGGTTGCGCGTGGAGCCGAATACATAGAAACGGGTCCCGTATTCGGAATCGTCCCCTTTCTTGGCCGGGATGCTTTTGACGACTTCTCCGCGTTTGAATGTTTCCGGCGTTCCGAAGTTCAGTTTTCCGAAATGCAGGGTTACGATACTGCCGTTCTCCTCGGTCCACCATTCGACATCGAAAGTCTCGGCAATGGATGATAAGGCATCCCAACAGGTATCGCCATTGAACGATACGAGCTTGTTGGTTTCCGGATGTTCGACATTTACACTTCCCATCTGCCAGTTGTTTCCTCCCAGTGCCTTGTTCATGTTGGCGACGATGAGCGCCCCGAAGGATGCCAAGTCTGTCGTGTTGTGGAATACAGCTTCAGGATTATCGCCTCCCAGCCAGAAGCAGATGAAATTTTTCATGTGGTTTTGCTGCGCCTGGAACTGAAGCGTGTATTTGTAGCCGCCGGTTTTGTTGTCGAAATCCGGATAAACCTCCGACATGATTTCGAATTTGCGGCCTTTGTAGGTGATGTATGATCCGAGGGGGAAATCCAGCGGGGTAAGCAAACTAAAGGGGAGTTCGATGTAATAATCCCCCATAAGTGCGTATTTGATAATGGCACTCGTTGTTACGGGCGCATCGTATATCGCTTTACCGGAAGGGTTGTATATTGTCATTTCGTCGATATATGTATCCTGTGCCATCACAGGGTCGATACAAAAGTGTGGGGTTTCGGCACATTATGCAAGTAATTTTAAGAAAAAATACAGAAAAACGCCCCGGTCTTTTGACCGGGGCAAGAGGGGGTTGCTTCCATCCGTATTTTAAGGTTTAAGCCATGAACTTTGCGGCTTAACGATTAGACGAGCGTTGTTATATGCCATCTTCAATGTTAAGCATGTGCGCGCTGTATAGGTATTATTCCCTATTTTATGCGTGGCTAAAGCTAAATCCGGATTGGGTGATCCAGGGGTAAGGCATAAGGGCAACAGAAGTTGTATTTTCCCTTCGTAATACAGGGGGACAGCTATTTTGTAATTTGACCTTGCTTTTTTTTGGGCTTCATTAATCGCGCCAACGAGTCTTCTGCGCATTTCGTCTGAACTCAGCCCTTGCATGTGTGCAGGAAATCTGTCCATGTTGTCCGCAATGATATGGTCGATTTGAGGGACTACCCTGCATTGAGGATTGAAAATCAAATCCTCGGGTTTCTGGAAAAAATCAGCAATGTCCGGAATATTATCGCCGAATTTGCTAATTAGCTGAATATCGCTTTCCCTGACAAATGCCTTGAAAACATAAGGCGATAAACCTTTCTCGGCTACATCTGGCCTATTGTTGCGTTCAGCAAGAGCAAATATGCTTTCCAAATTTGCAGTTACAAGTCCAGTATTGAAACATGCAAAATTGTTATCAGAAGAAAAGGATATTTTATTTTCAGATTTAATTTTGCGGAAAGTATGTTCGATATAACTTTTCAAAATGGAATATTTGGCTTGCGTAGCATCTGAGAAATCCCATGGTTCCGGATCTGCTATATTATTCGCAAGATATTCAATAGATGCGTCATAATTAGGGAACCAACAAAAGTCAAAAAGAGCCGAATGAAATTTTTTCATAAACGTAAGTTTTTTATATTGTCAATAAATAAAAAGACCGCCATGTAATATTATGACGGTCTTATTGTATCCTTTATGTTCGATATTCGTGGTTACGGATAGACCCGTACGTCTATATTTCATTATATGATGCAAATATAATACACGTTTTTTCGAGGTGCAAATTTTTTGCCAACTTTTTAGTTGCACTATGAAAACGTAGCCGAATACACGTTTATTGTCCTAACGTATGGAAATGATAAAGAGCGAAATTCGTAAGATTGGAGAAGAACTGCAATTGATTTGATAAGGATGGGGAGGGGCTAACGCATCATTTTACGATGAATAGCAGAAGCGAGTAAAAGGCTGGGATAGATTCCCGGCCTTTCCTATTCGCGTGCCGCCCGATCTGCGGGGTTGGGTTCTCGGAATTTCACTGCTAATTTACAGGCATTCAATCGATAATTTTCAAATTGAGTGCTGTTGCTATATAAAAGATTATACGTATTGCCTAAATCCGGGACATATAGTGTTACGGTTCCTTTGTGTAATTCTGCAACAAAAGCAGCATAGTTAGATAAAAATGCCTCTTGTGATGTTCCTTTGATCAAAAATGTCAATGTTACGTCACGTTCATTTACAACCGGTGAATCCGGAACAATAATATCTATTCCGTTTTGTGTTGGATCGTCATTTTCGACAAATTCTTTGAGAGATGGAGGTGTAAGGAGGGCTGCATATGCTCCTGAAAGCATGGCAACTCCCATTGTAGATAACGGTTTGTTATTTATAGTTACTTCTGTTGTTGGCATGTTTTATAGGTTATCAAGTTTTCGATTTATTGCAACAAGAGTTTCGCCCATTGCAGGCAATATGCGGGTGTATGTTCGAATATCTGCGACATTACCATTCAATTGAATCATAATATCTCGGATGTCGAAAGTCACATTACGCGTATCCATATTGATCGATCGAAGCAGCTCCATACCATTGACAAGGATGTTCATTTTACCTTGCATGTCAGTAAAGCGACCGTTGAGTTCGTCGCCTGTGTCTTGGGACATTGCCTGAAAACCGCGTGAAGTAGCATTCTGGGTAGATGCCTGATTGTCGGATAGCAGAGAACCTGCCCATCCATATTTATCATCTAAATATTTTTGTAAGTCATCAGCCATTTTATAGGCCTCCTCTTGTTCCTCGGCTGAAAATACCCCATCTAACCAGAACTCTTGCAATTTCTCGCGAAATTTCTTCATGGCTTCGGAAGATTGTATGGCAGATTTAATACTTTCTATTACCATTTGACGCATCATATTCCGAACCACATCTCGTGCGGTTCTTGCCCGATCTTCCCCGTTTGCCCATGCATCGGCGTAAGCTGTCGCGAAATTGTCAATCGCAGATTTTAGATCTTCGCCAAAAATTGCATCTAAGGCCTTTTCCTTATTTTCTTCTATTTGTTTATTTATCTCATCGATTTGATTTTCCCATTCTTTGATTCGTTCTTCATCCGTGTCTTTTTTACTACGCTCTTCTGCTATTTGATTTTGTATCAATATTTTTTGCTGTTCGAGTAATTCATTCTGTTGTTCGATAAGTTCAGAAGCATCTGTAGAGTATGCCTCTTCAATGGCCTCCCCGAGTTCATCATATGATTTTTCGAGAGCATCAATTTGATCTTGTAAGCGCTGAATGTTACGTTCTTTTCGTCGATCTCCGCCTCCGAAAATGCCGCCTATTAAATTCGCTATGCCTCCAATAGCGCCGGTTACAATAGAGAATGGCTTGGTAATATCCATTGATGCAAATGAATCTAATGCACCCATTAATCCTTCTACTTCAGCGGGAACATCTACACCCATATTCCCCAACATGCCGGAAACAGCCCCAATAAGTTGGGAAGTTTCAGCTGCAGCGGCTTGTGCATTTTGCCATGCTTTCTGTTTTTTTGTGATAGCATTCAGCTCGGCTTGATCTGCGGCCTGCTTGTCGGATTCCTTTTGTGTCTGGTTGTATTTCTCTCGCAGCCGGACAGCTTCTTGCATGGCTTTTTTATAGTCGCGAAATCCGGTTACGACATTAGAAAACGGATTCTTTTTTACGGCTGTTTCTGCGGCCTGATCGAGTTGATCTGTTATTGCTTTGAGGTTTATCGGATCAAAATCGGCATTTTTGAGTTGTTCGTTGATATTGTCTATAATACGCCGTATCTCTCTGCTTGATAGGGCGTCGAGGTTTTGGAACAGATTAATCCAGTCATCGGTTTTCATCAGTTCGTCCACCTTGATTTGTCCGATTTCCTCTGTTTCATGTTTGTCGATTTGAGGAATAAGGTCGGAGCGGCCGTTCTTTGTTGCTGTTTCCCTGTCTTTGGCGTGTTTCTCGCGTATCTTGGCAATCTTATCCTCCATCGTACCGTATTTCTCGACAATGGTATTTAGGCTGGCCGCAATTTCCGCTTGGTCGATCTTGATACCCAAATCGGTCGCTTGCTCTTTGGTGATATTTCCAGCCTTCAGAGCATCTTCTACCCATTTGCGGAACTCCTCGTATTTGTCTTTTATGCCTTTGATGCGGCGATCTTCTTCCGAGAGCGTGTCATCGGTGATCTGCTTGTATATCTTGTCAAGCTCTTGGGCGTATTTCAGTTCTATGGCAGCTCGGTCATCGGCATTTTTTTGCTGAATATTCGATTGCCTTTCCTGAAAATCTTTTGTTTGATCTGCAGTTATGATTCCACCCTGCGCGGCTTTAAGTTTCGATTTATCCTGCTCGAGTTTGTTCATTTCCTCTTTTGTGCGCAAGTCTATTTCGGCCAGCTCTTTCTGCTTGCCATCTTTCAAAATATCGATGCGCGATTGCTGAAGGGCTTTATCATTGGCGAGAATAAGATCGGATAGCTTTTTCTGGGCTTTGGCGGCATCCGTCACCGTTTTGCCCGAAACGCTGTATTGTTTAATTTTCGAATCGTATTCGGCGATTTTGGCGATCAGCTCATTCCATTTCGCTGTCCCTTTCAATGAAACGTCCATCGCTTCGAGAGCTGCCTCCGCCTCCTTCTTCTGTCCTTCCCAATAGGATTTGTTGCGTACTTCTTGGGGCTGTTCTGGTGTTTCGGTATTTGTAGAACTTTGGGGTGTTGGAGCTGTAATACCGAATCGTTTGCGGGCCAAATCATCTGTTTCACGCAGTACCTCTTGTGCTTCAACTATATTCGCTATAAGTTTTGCGACACGTCCCGTATATACTTCAAATTGGGTTGTTAGCCCCAATGCTCCGCCTATTGTTGCTTCAAAATCTTTCAATCCACTTATACGTAATATCCCCGCCGAATTTTGAAGAACTTTTATCGAACCGTCGCTTATGGCTTTTTGTAATTCAACGCCATACTGCGTACCCAATTCATCGCCGTATTTTTTTATAAGTTTGTTGAAAATTTTGTCATAGCTTTTGGTTGCCGTTTGCTCGAACAAATCAGTCTGCTCCCGTGAGAATTTTTCGTATTGACGAGCGTTATAAGATTGCAATATTGCATCAGTAAGACTGTTATATTTTTGAGCGAGAGTTTCAACCGTAAGTGTTTCGGCTTTTAGTCCGGCGTCATATTTACCGAATTTTTCTATTATTTCGTTACGAATTTTGTTATATTCTTCCGTTCCCTCCTTTGCCGCTTGTAATTTCCCTTTAAGCCTGCCTAACTCCGATTGTTCTACTGCCGCAGAACTTGCCGCTTCGGCTATACTGTCATTCAGCTGCTTTTGGGATTTTGCCGCGCTATATATCCCGTCTGAATATTTCCATACGGCGATCCCAATAGCGGTAAGGACACTCAAAGCCAACCCGAGCGGATTAGCATTAAACGCCGTATTAAATAACAACTGTGCATCCTTTGCGGCGGTTATACCTTTCGCCAAATCAAAAAATGCTTTGATATTTGCTGCGGTTACAACTATTTTTTGTGCCGCTGCGGTCAAGATCAATGTTGCTTTGTAGGCACCGTATGCCGATACCAACGGAATTAGAATATCCAATACCTTTTGGTAATTCTCGACAAGTGAAATCGTACCCTTGAGCACACCCGTGATGACGCCTTCCTGCGATTTGCCGAGGTCGTTGAACATCATGTCGAGAGCATCGCCGAGATTGGAGATGAGGCCCGTAATGGTTTTGGATTGCTCCTGCATCAGGTTGTGGAACTTCCCGCCCTCGTTCGTCATGCTTTCAATAGCCTTCTGCACCTCTGGAAAGCCTATTTTGCCTTCCGTGACCATCTGTGAGATTTCTGCGCGGGTCTTGCCGAGTTGCGTTGCCAACTCTCCCGCGAGGTCGATGCCTCGGCTTTGGAACTGCATTACGTCACGTGTGTATAAACGCCCCTGTACGGCCGTCGTGCCGTACAACCACGTGAGGTCTTGCAGGTTCAGTCCCAGACCGGCCGCAACATTACCGAGCCGAGTCAGTGTGTTGGTAATATCCGCTGCTGCGAATCCATATGCGAGAAGCTGGCGGGCGCCGCTGGCCACGCCTTGCAGGTCAAACGGCGTTTTGGCGGCCAGTTCGACCATTTGTGACATCAATGCATCAGCCTTTTCTTTACTTTGGAGCAGAGTTGCGAAGGCCACTTCGAGCTGTTGAAACTCGCCACGAGTTTGCGCGATTTGTTTCACCAGCCCCGCAAGCGACACTCCGACGCCGATTTGTCCGAGGGTGGTAGCCAGGCGACGCATTGCAATATCCATACGGTCGGCGTCCGTCACGACACTGGACGTTACGGTTTTGGCCGTTTTCTGAAGTTCACGGAACTTGCGAATTGCTTCATCGTTATCTATGACTACGGTAAGGTTTATACTCATAATACGATGACGGTTTTATCTTTATTGATTTCTACCTTTGATCCGCTGATGTTCACGACTTTTATTACGGCATAATTCGAAGCGTTGATTGTGGCCGAGGCTCCATGCATAAGAATGACAGTGTGGACGAAATCTACTCCCGAGGCTTCTATTTCAGCCGACGTATTGCCGACTAAGCAAATGTATTTTCGCTTGTCGAGCCTTATGCATCCGCAATCCACATACATGTTGCAATCACTCACTTCGTTTTTGTGAGCTTGAAATATTCCCAGCGGAGGGAAATTGTTTTTATGGCAAAATTCAAGTCCTTGTGGCGTAAAAAACAGAGAGGTCAGGGAGTGAAAATTTTTCACTTTGTCCAGTCGTTCGCAGGCGCCGAGTGCGGACGCGGATTTTAGGATGTTGTCAAGCATATAAATTATTTCGTTTGTTATCGTTTGCCTCCTGCCATCAGAAGAAGTGTGTTCATTGCATTAGGATCGTTCATGTCAATTATATCGGGAACTTTTGATTGTTCATTGTTGGGAATATTAGTTGTTGATTTACTTTTACAATCCGTTTTTAGAGCGTCGGAAATCATAAGCTGTACGTTAGCCCATGAAATCCCCCAAAGAATATATTCAAGAGTCCAATGATAGCGGTTTATAAGATTATCTATTTGTCCCCAGATACTGCGCCCTCCGTAGTGGCTATCCGCTCCGCTGTTGTCGTTGGGGAAATCATTACCCGCAGCGTTCTTACCAAGCGAATAGCGTTCATAAAATCCGCGTAGTAGGATTGAAATACGATGGTGGACAAAATGTTTGTAAGAGCTGTTGTATCCATTGTAGGGGACCAGTATATAAGTTTTGTCCGCTCTTTAAGCATATCTTCGATTTCTTGTTGCGTCCGAAGTGTGGCGATAGCGATTATTTCGGCCACCTCTTTTGATTTTTCGGAGCATATGGTCCACATACGTTTAACAGCACCCTCCATCTGTTCGTCGTCGAAAATCAGATCAAGGTCTATTAGTCGGCGACTTATCATCGCGAGTCGTCCGAGTTGGAGGGGGTATAGGTAAAGGGTTATTTGTTCTTTGTCATTGCCTTCAATCTCGAACGATTCAATTTTTTCAGTCAGTGTGTCAAGTGCACGTTGTTCTGTAAGGCGGCCGACTTCTTCTTTTTTCATATTATAAACTATTGTTTTTGCTCCCGCCCCGTCCTCGAGACGTGATGCAAGTCGTCAGCTTTCCAGCGGGATAGAGAATTTACAAAACGCCCTTGGTATATTCCGGAGTTGTAATCGGCCACCAGGAATAACCACCTTGTTCCGGAGCTAAAACTTTCGCAGATACTTGAATTTGGAGCGGGTCGGTTTTATTGATTCCACCACCCAATGTCGCTACATATTTTAACCTTGCAAAAGCGATGGAGCCTCCACTTTTGGAATCGAATACGAATGCTTTTACTCCTTCGTAAATCTCGCCTTTTGCAGGTTCTGTAGTTCCGAAGTAAAATTCCATCGTGTCGTCGTCAAAATCTACGACATTCCAAGTAACTTCTTTTGTGCCTGTCGTTTCGTCGATTGCAGAGTAAAATGGGTCTGCTTCTCCTTCCCGATAAAAATCATTACTGGAAGGTATCGCGAAATTGGTGGAAACACCACCATTATAAGGCTGACTGATTTTGGTGAAAGCCTTCATTAAGTCGGCAGCCTCAGCGTCTTTTACTCCTTTCGGGAGAGGATTACCTGCATGAACGGCTTTCAGTCCGATTATTTGTCCCATGTTTAATATTTTTTAAGTTTTACTTTGAGGTTTGAAAATGTGTAGGAGATCCCCTCCTCACTAATAAGAGTTTCATCGCTCACATCAAAGAACCAGCGTTCGTTGATAGGGTAGTATCCTAGTGAATCGAAAGCGAGACGAGTTAGTTCGTTCAGACGGTTGCGATCGGGGTAGCGTTGCTCTTCACGACCGATTGTCGGTGTTGTGTCCGGTACATAAATGTTTACATTTACGGTTGCCACCTGCGAATCTCCGACGACATTTGACAATGAGCCTACGACGATAAATTCTCCCGAAGGATTATTCGGGTAGTGGTCCGCATACATCATCGGCACGGTCTTCCCTAACAGCGAATCCCGGATGCGATCCCAGACGAGTTTGAATATTTCCGTAGAGGTCAGGTTCATCGCTTTTTCGATTTTAAGAATCGAGCGAACTCCGCTTTGAGTTTTTCAGCAGTAGATTCCACCCAGTTTCCCGACCCTTCGAGAACGTCGAAACCTTTAGCCTCGACATATTTCGCGTATTCCATACCGGCTACCCATACGAGATATGTTTTGTTAGCGGGAAGTTCACGGGCGACAGACCGGGCATGTTCAAGCCCTTTGGCATGAGCTTCATCGGCACCTTTGTTCCCTTTAGGATTGCCGTCCGGTCTGACACGGCGGTTATACTTGAAAGATTCAGCAATGATTCTTCCGTATTGTACCACAACATACCCGATGGAGTTGCGTAGGTTACCCGTGTGATCGGTATAACTACCGTGTTCGCGGGCGTACTTCACCACTCTTTCCCCCAACGCCGACAACCATTCTACAGCTTTTCGGTCGTACTCTTCTTTTGCTCGCGCAAATTCAAGTTCCACCTCACGCCAGTTGGTACACTTTACAGCCATAATCTCGTGTTTTCGTAACGTTGTCCGCTTTTGTAGAATCCCTGTACCGGATACGACGCCGTGTCCTTGTCTTTCGGTTTGGCCTCAGTGCGGAGCGAACGGTCGAAGATGTTGAATCCTCGGCTGTCGAATATGCGTACTTTCGTCCCGATAGGAATTGGCTGTGTATCTGCAGGCATCGTAACCTCGAAAGAGTAGAGGAAGGCATCCCCGTTTTGCCCTTTGATTTGCTGTGCTCGTCCATTCTGACGGGCATTGCATCGTCCGATGACACGCCATTCATGCGCACCTTCGATCCACGAACCATCAGGATTTTGCGAGGCGTCCTCCTCGTACCACATTTCGAGCGTATAGGGGAATCTTACCATTGGTCGGAAATGTCGGTAATTTTCGATCGAGTATCGAACTCTTCGGCAATATCGTCCAGCCCGTTTTCCTTTGCGATATGGAAAATGCGCTTTTCCAGTTTGTCCGTGTACGACAATGAATAGCCCCCGTTGCTCTCACTCGCAAGAACAATGAGATTTCGCAGAATGGCGATTGTGGCTTTTGCCACGCTAATTTTATCGGTTACCGTATAGTCTGCTTGAGTGTCTATTCCCTCGTCAATGCAGGCCTTTTCTTTGAGGAAAGGATCCACATCGTAAGGATACAGACTTGCCGATATTGCCTCGAAATTCTTCATACAACTACGATTCTACGGTCAGCGAATAGATGCCGTTGATTTCGGTGATAACCGGAAGTGACAGCGACTGTGCTTTCGTGAACTCTACGCCGTTAGAGTTGTCGGTTTCGCCCTTGCCCCACTGTGAAATGCGGATGCGTCCGTAGTTAGAGTAGGTGACACCCGGCTCTTGCCGCAGCTCGTTGTCGGCATAGGCGTTCTTGATGACGCCCAGTTTGCCCGCAGGTACGAACACGAGGTTCTTGTCGTTCCACGGCGAATACTCCGTAAGTTTACCGTTATCCTGAATACGGGTCATGCGGCGGATGACTTCGAATGTCGGGAATCCGTTCGAACGCATAAACTCGTTCAGGTTCGCCAGCAACAGCGGTGTGGACGACTTGTCACTACCGAATACCGCCAACTTCATCTTCTTGTTGCGGAGGATATACGACAGGCGTTTCTGCGAGAGCAGAATGCGGTCGAACGTAACTTTGTCCTGTGCAGCATCGAGGATGGCTTGAATATCCTCCAGCGTATCGACCGTATCTTTATTGCCATCCGTCCATAACGTTTTCGCGGTGGCAATGTTCTCGCTCGGCATTTTGTAGTCGATCGTACCGCGCACACCACCCTCTGGGTTATTGGACGCGTCAAACGTGAATACGCCTTTGTTCGACAATGCTCCGAGGAAGATGATGTCCAGTTTCGATTGCACGGAGTTCACGACCTTCGTAACATTGTTCCACATCAGATTGATGAGCTGCTGTGTCTTGGCCGAATCGGACAGCATCCGCGAATCGAGAATCTGCAACACCTTACGATACTCTTCGATAGGCATCGAATAAGACATCTGGTGGGTTAATACCTTCTGCTTGATCGTTTCCAGTCCCTCGGTTCCCATGATAGGCTCCTTACCTTTGGAGTCGAGCGTTGCAGCGGCGACGCTCAAATTGTACGAGCCGATCAACTCCTCGAAGTTCAGTCCGACGGTGGGGGTGTCCCAGTCGAGGAATCGCTCGTAAATATTTTGGTCGAATAGCCGCTTACGCAGTTCAGAGGCGGCATCGATGCGAATCTGCACCTGTTTAGTCAGTTCGCCGAAAATGGATGAATAAAATACTTCGTTCATTGTTTACCTCCTCTTTTACTGTCGTACATACTTGATTTCGGGGTTGTTCTTCAGGCTGTAACCCTGAAGCCATGCAGCAGGGACGGGATAGGCTACATCCTTGAGGATGATACCTGCATATCCGGCCGATACGGTCTGGAATCCGTTATTGGCGGAATAGACCATGTCGGTTTCGACAACTGCATCAGGCAGATTGTCGTCCGAGAGGACATCTACGCCTTCAGTCGCACCCGTTACGGCCGCTGCGAACGTGATCACATCGTAATCTGCATTTTTGGTATCAATGCTTTTTACGGTCGAATTTGACTCGCCGACCTTAACCGCATCTCCTACTTGGAGCATGGAACCCTTCTTGACATGTGGAGCAGTGGTTGTGCCGCCCGACAGAACACGTGCACTCTTGCATATGGAACATTCCATGTTGTCGAAGTCGAGCTTGATCGGCGTACCTTTGGGAATCTTTGTCCCTTCGGGATAGGTTCCCTTCAGTTTGAAGTCCCCCGGCAATCCGGCGAACTCACCGCGCCAGAATATGGGGAAACCGCCCTTTACTTTTGTTTTTTCAAATACGATTGCCATGATTTTACGTTTTGGTTACTCTTTGTCCGGAAGTGTTTCAGCCCACGCCTTTGCGAGTTCTTTGCCCTGCGCTTCGGGCGTGGACATCGGGAATCCCGAACCTTTCCCTTCCAGCCCTGCGGTAACCAGATTTTTCTGCACGTTTGCGAGGTAGTCGCCGATCGTTTTTTCATCTGCATCGTCGGCGATGACGAATCCCTCTTTCATGCGCCACTCCGGAATACCGAGTTCTTTTGCCTTTGCGGAGATGAGATTGGCCCGGTCGTTCTTGGCCTTTTCAGCTTTCAGAGTATCGCTCTCCGCTTTGCTGGCGTTGTAACGCTCCTCCTGTTGCTGCTTGTAGGCTTTGAACCACGCAGGTTCCTCATCGTCGGGTTCGTTTTTTTTGCCCTGCCCGCCCCCATTTGCAGGAGATGCCTCACTCTTTGCCTTGAGTTCGTCATACAGTCCTTTCAGTGCGTTGTACTCGGTGCGTGCACGATCAGCGTCAGACTGGAAAACTTTAAGGAAAGGTTCGACCCCGCTGACTGCGGTTTCAATTTGCGATTCATCGGTGACGGATTTTTCCAAAATGGAGGCTACTCCGTCGAGAGCCTTCGCTCCGAACCCCAAATTAGAATACTTGGTTTTCAGCGCTACGAGAATTTTCTCTTTCATGTTTTTTCGTTCTATATGGTTTCGAATAAATCATCATATTCGCACAAAAAAGGTCTGTCAGCCGACGCCAACAGACCCACTAACAATTACATGAAGGTTATATCGTTCTGCAACTGGTGGGCTGCGACTTCACAGCCTCTGCGACAAAAGTCAGTATGTTCGGCACATTATGCAAATTATATTAAGGGAAAATTCGTTAAAAAAAGAGGAGAGCAATTCTCACTGTCGGAAAATAGCTTTATTGAAATGATTCATTCCAAAAAGTGCGAAAAATAGTGCAAGAAGGAGAGGTATCCCGCAATGGGAAATTAGATTGGGTTTGTGTCTAAATTGTGTGCCCGACTAAAAACAAACCAGTCACCTACAGGGCTGTAAGTGACTGGTTTTCTGTGTGGTGCCACCGGGAATCGAACCAGGGACACAAGGATTTTCAGTCCTTTGCTCTACCATCTGAGCTATGGCACCATCATCGACTGAAACTCGTGTGGGTTTCGAATCGTGGTGCAAAGATAGATATTATTTCCTGAAAACCAAAAAAACGACCGAATATTTTCCATCTCAGACTTTCATTTCAGGAACGGCAGGCCGGAATATCGGAAAATTTTTCCGGCCAGGATACCGGAAATTCTGGATTTTGGTTATTTTTGTAAAAACCGTAAAGATT